GCTACTAGAATAGCGGAGTACGTAATCCAGACGGAAACTTATACCGATATACCAATTACTCTGGCTTCAAGCTCTAGTTTTATGTCGGTATCTTCAAATGCAATTACTCTTGATGCAGGTTCGTATTTAGTCTGGTATTCTCTTGATTATAAAAGTCAATATGCCTCTGCGTATTATTTTGAACATAGAATGCTTACTACTAGCGGAACATTTCCTGCCGCTGTTCCTGACTTTCAAGGTAACCCCTCGGCAACATCTTACCAAACATATAACGCATTGAATGCAAGATTTGTAACCATACCCACAGGAGGCGCTACCTTTAAATTTCAATTTAGAGACTATTCAGGCAGCGGCACTCATTACCAGTATGTAAAAAATGTTTCCTTTGTAGCACAGAAAATTTAACCCCCTAAAATGATATATGAGTTTAACAAAAGCCAACACCCGAATGCTAGAGGGCAACTTGCCTAATAGCCAACTGGAGAACGATTCCATAACAATCAACGGTAGCGCGGTCGCCTTAGGTGGTAGCACTACAATAGCTACAGGTTTAACAGCTACAGAAGGAACATTTACACCTACTCTAGGATGGTCAAGTACCCAATCAACAGGAATTACCTATAACACACAAGCAGGACGCTACCTTAAAATTGGTAATCTTGTTTGGGTGCATGTTATCATGTATCCTTCTGCTTTCAACGGTGGAAGCGGTAATTTAAGAGTAAAAGACTTACCTTACACAGCTACATCTTGTGCTACAGCCGCCCCTATTTTTGACAGAATTGAAATACGTGCAGATAAACCTACAACAGTAACAGGATTACTAGATGCAAATGATGATTTCGTAGAGTTAAAAATGATGTATGACGGTGATGCCGAAAATAGTGGTTTCATAGAAATTGGAGACTGCGCTCAAAACTTTTACTTAGCCTTCTCAATGGTGTACCAAACTTCATAAAATCATGCAATCAGAACACATGCCGTCCCTCGTAGGCTTCTTAGGAATCCTTGGGACGTTAACCCTATCGGACGTAAATGCGCTCGTAGCTATACTAGTTGGCTTAACGTCATTTACATATTTAGTAATCAAAATCATAAAGGAGCTTAGAGACAAAGATGAGTGAATGGATACCTACCCTATGGTCTGTTGGTGTAGGCTTTATAACTATTGTTATCGTCTTATCAAGAATGCACTACAACCTAGAAAGTCTAAGCGACAAGGTAAAGATACTTTTTGATTTTCATAATAAAAGAAACGAGAAATAACCTATGGCTGACAAAACAGACAAGCTACACGCTATGCAAGACCTCTTGATTGATGAGTTCACTCGTCGAATACAGAGTGGGGAGGCTACACCTAGCGACCTCAATGCTGCCCGACAGCTACTCAAGGACAACGGTGTCCACGCTCAAATCAAGAACGATAACCCTTTGTTGAAGATTGTAGAGAACCTACCCTTCGACGATGTAACCGACCGCGCACTAAATGGCTAAATCACGTAACTACAAGGCGGAATATAACCGCTACCACGGCAAACCTTCACAGAAGAAACGAAGAGCAGGACGTAATAAAGCTCGTAAACTCGCCGTGAAAAGATACGGTAAAGCCGCCTTAAAGGGAAAAGATGTTGACCACAAGGACAGAAACCCCTTGAATAACTCTAGGTCTAACCTCCGAATACAATCTAAGAAAAAGAACCGTGGTAGAAACAAATAGTGGAAATCCCCGACAAACTAAAGGACTTTCGTAACTTCCTATATATAGTATGGAGCGAACTAAATCTACCCGAACCAACCCCTATTCAATATGAAATCGCTGAATACATGCAAAGAGGAGATAAACGAGCTATTATTGAGGGCTTTAGAGGAGTCGGTAAAAGTTGGATTTGCTCTGCGTTCGTTGTCCACCAACTCCTCCTCGACCCTAGAAAAAACATACTTGTCATCTCTGCTTCAAAAACAAGAGCAGACGATTTCTCTACTTTTACTCTTAGACTCATCCATGAGTTACCTGTCCTCGCTCATCTCAAGCCAAGTGACAAACAAAGATTCTCTAAAATCTCCTTCGACGTCGGACTTGCCCCCGCATCCCATGCGCCATCCGTTAAGTCGTTGGGAATCACATCGCAACTAACAGGCTCCCGTGCCGATATTATCGTTGCTGATGACGTCGAAGTCCCGAACAACTCGCAGACCCAAGGGATGCGCGACAAGCTCTCAGAGCAGGTCAAGGAGTTCGACTCCATCATCAAACCTGAGGACAACTCAAGGATACTATTCTTAGGCACACCCCAATGCGAAGACACCATCTATGGTAAGCTCGCTGAGAGGGGCTACAAGACGCGCATATGGACTTGCAAGTACGTAGACCAAAAGACCAACGAAAAGACCTACGATGGTAATATAAGCCCATTCTGCGTCGATTCTGAGAAGAAGAGTACGTCTACAGAGCCAACCCGCTTCACAGACATAGATTTAGCTGAACGAGAGGTGTCCTACGGGCGCTCAGGGTTCGCTATGCAATTCATGCTCGACACGAGGCTGTCAGACATGGACAGATTCCCCCTTAAAACGTCCGAACTCCTAGTAATGGACATAGACCCTACGTTAGCTCCTGAAAAGCTCGTATGGGCGCAATCTCCGCACCTAGAGTGGGACTCCTCGGTTCCTAATGTTGCTATGACTGGTGACAGGTTCTACCGCCCGATGCAGCTTATCGGCGATATGATACCCTACACAGGCTCCGTGATGTCTATCGACCCCTCAGGGCGCGGTAAGGACGAAACAGGATATGCCATAGTGAAGATGCTCAATGGTAACCTATTCGTTCCCGACGCAGGTGGTATCCAAGGCGGCTACTCTGACGAGACACTCAAGGCGCTCTGCTACAAAGCCAAGGAAAACAATGTCAATACGATTGTTGTCGAGTCTAACTTCGGCGATGGTATGTTTGTAGAGTTGTTAAAACCTATTTTATTTAAGATTCACCCGTGTACCATCGAAGAGGTACGCCACAATATTCAAAAAGAGAAGCGCATCATAGACACCCTAGAGCCGATTATGAACCAACACAGGCTCGTTATCAGTCCTAAGGTCATCAAGAACGACTACGATAGCGCTCAGGGTTACCCCGCAGAGTCCCAACTGAAGTATCAACTGATATACCAGATGTCTCGCATAACAAAAAACAGAGGCGCCCTAACACACGACGATAGGCTAGACGCCCTCAGTATCGCTGTGAACTATTGGGTAGAACAGATGGCTCAGGATGCTAACCGTAATATCGTCGATAGAAAAGAACAACTCCTAAAACAAGAGCTAGATAGGTTTGCTGAAGCCTACTATGGGGTAAAACAATCAAGCTCTATGAGGATGATTTAGATGACAGCGATATATGGTAGGGTTGAAAGAACTAGGAATAACTATAAGCGCGCTCAAGTAACTAAGGTTGATGTTTATTATTATTAATAAAGAATAAATAACCTTAGCTATACTAGTGCGCTCCTAATAGGAACGATTATAATAACCCAATTTAACCCCTGTCAAATGCATTTACACCCTTTAGAACAAGCTTCTGCAATTTTAGGTGAGCATATGAATAACTATGTTATCCTGACGGTTGACCCAGAGAACCCTCAGACAGCGATGATTGCCTACGACTCCAAGTATGCCGCCCAAGGTCTACTCCGACATGGATTAAATGTCATTGAAAATGAGATAGAAGTTGACAGCGAGTATGAGATTGTATGGGATGAAGAAGAAGACGAGGAAGAATAACTTTACCAATGATGAGCCTAGTGTTCTTCATGGTGTAATATAATAATATGTGTTGTCCGTCCTTTGGCTAAACCCTTAGGGCGGACTTAACAAAATGATTGCAGAAGACGCAAGTAAGCTAGATGGTCTAAATGACTGTATCATAGGGACTGACCCAGAGGGTTACCTTGTGTATAGCTACGCGGAACTCTGTAGGCACTATTATAAGGACGGAATGTCTTTTGAAGAAGCCGTCGAGTTTGTTGATTATAACATATTAGGATTAGGCGGAGAGAAAGTTAATTGGATTATTGTCTTTCCGTTGATTGATGAGTTAGACGAGTAGTTTTGGTGAAAAAATGTGAAGGGGTATTGTTAGCATGAAGCGCGCACGCGCCCCCGTGGCATCCTCCAGAAACGCAAATGGCATACCCGCGCGCAAATTGTCAAACGAATTGCCACAGCCTAGCGCCGCGCCCCAGAAAATAAGGGTCAGCGCCACGCCGACAGGGTAGAGCGCACCTCGACAAGCACAAGCCGCACCGCAAGCACACCGAACGCCCGCGGATGTTTGGACGTTTGGCATTGTGCAGATGTTTTTTGAAATCCGCACCGCGTCGCACTATCACCGCCGCTCACTACACACGCCCGAAAAAATTTTTTTGCTCCGCTCCTTCGTCGCTCTCTGCGGCACTCGTGCGCGGCTCGTCTCAATCGGCGACGCCTCCTATCGTCCGCTCGTGCCTCGCGCAATACCTTTCAGAGGCTCAATCGCCGCGAGGCTCTATCGTGGCTCC